ATGCAGAGGGGGTGCCACTTTTGCGAGACCCCCTCCCCCTACTTGTGGAACGGAAATCATGCAGCAAGATCGTCGACCCAATCAGGTGGAGCCGCGACCTTTCTGTAGATTCCAAGAACGTTTTCATTCACAATCTCATCGATTGCTTGCTCGATCGCAAGAGATTGATCAGCATCTGACAGCTCAGTAGACGACATGGTGAGGCGAGCCAGGAACTGTGGCGTGTAGTAGCCTGATCTCTCATCCCATGAACTCCATTCATCATACTCAGTGAATGGATTGTAGGGATTGTCTACTGTTGTCAGCATGTGCACTGCCATCGCTCTCTCCTTCCTACAGAGCGTTCTTCAATGTAGTCAACGACACACCAAGTTGGTCTGCTATCTCAGCCTGGGTGTAGCCAAGGTTGTCCATTGAGCGCGCACGATCCAGCATGGTTGCTGTCATCTTGATCTGTGTGCGTGGTGTAGCCAGTTCCTTGATCCTGTCTTGATCTGCATTCAACAAGATCTTCTGCAATGTGTTAGTACTGACAGCACCTGCTTGGATGGCAGCCCATTCTTGATCGGTGATGTCAATGCGTTGTTTACCTGCGCCTGTGCGAACTCGAGCTTTTGCGAGTTCTTGTCCTTGAATCTTCTTGAGTTCGATCGCGTCCATGTCGGGATTTGCATCCTGCCTTGCACGGACGGCGGCGTTTGCTAGAAGCTGGGCTTGTCTTTCAAGAGGCGCGTTTCGCTGGGCCGTATCTAGTTTGACCCGGAGGGATGAAACCTGAGTTGCGTAGGCCACCTTTGCAGAAGGGCTGTATGGATTGGGCTTGGTGTTTACAGCAACAAGACGAGCTTTGTTGGCCAGGTCCTTGAGCTTGTTCGAATGATCCGCATAGATGCGTTCGATGGTGCTACCAGACGACAGGGTGTGTGCGTTATCTGTCTCGGCCAGCTTAGTCGAACGTTCACCACGAAGGATGACTTTGCCGCTCTTGTTCACATAGGTTGCGCCTGTGTTGATGAAGACCTTCTTGCCAGTGGCCTTGTCCACAGGGCCGCCTTGTTTTGCAGGGCGGGCCTTTCTTTCAGGAACATGCAGATCGGATCGTGCACGAGAGATCAGGGTAGCGGCGCCTGCACGGGAACCACCTTGATATTTAGCCTTGAGTTGAGGAATACCATTGTCAATGGCCGACTGTTTCCAGTTCAGGTTATGCTTTTCCGCATCGATGACAACCATGGAATGCCGTACTGCTCGTGCAAGTTCTTCTTGCTTGGCTCCATGAATCGTCATGTCTGTGATGAGGTTAGAAATCTCGCCCATCTGTGTAGCCTTGGTTCGAGCCGACATTCGTTTCATACCCTCATATGCTGGATACGAACGCTGTGGATCGAACCCCTTCAGACCGTCCAGTGCAGGTGCGGTCTTCACGCGGTTATGATTATTGGGGATTACCAGTACGGTATCGCCGTCGAAGTCTGCACCTGACAGACGTTCTGCCACCTTCGAGTGAATACCGACTGCATCTTTGGCGTTGCCCAAAGCGCGCTTGGCTTCGGGGTGATTGTTGTTGACCGTGAGTTCCGGGATCTCGAACACGCCGCCATGAGGATAGCGAACTAGCGCAACACGTTCGCCGTTCCTGAAGTTGGGCGCATAGATCTCATTCTCTTTCAATGTGTTGATCGGAAGGATGACATTCGATCGCTGACGCGGTAGAGCAGCAGCCTTCAAATGAACGGCCGCAGAATCCGTGCCATCAGCGAAGCCTTCCAACAATTTCTGACGAACAGTAGGGTTCGTCAATTGCATGATCTCATCGAACTCGCGTTGCCGACGTTCAAATGTCATGGCCAATTGCTGCTTGGCCAAGGCCGGACTCTGCTTGGATAGCATCTGCGAAGACAGGTTCTTGGACCACTTGTCCCAATCGCCTTCTTCGTTGACGATGTTCATCACTGAAGTGACCTTGTGAGTCTTCGGGTCCACGCGCTGTCGTACTGTGGCGCCGAAAGGATTCTCCGGGTCAGTCTTCAGTTCCTTCATGGCGTCGAGCTTGTTGCCCGTGTTCTTCTTGTTTGTGTTGAATACAAGGTCAACGCCGTCCGGCAGATCGTCCTTGTACATGGCCATACCTTTAAGGTAATGACTACCATCGACGGCAATCCGTACCTGAGCATACCGAGCACTCCCAAGAGAGATGTCAGGAACGCCAGGTCGAACATGAATAACGCCGTCTGAATCAGCACCACCCTCTTCAGCGTAACGAACCTTGACCCGCTTGCCGCTGATGGAGAGTGGCGGCTGGATTCCAATGTAGGATCGGCCGCCGTCTTCAGAGAACGATCTAATCTGTCCGATGTTAGCACGGTTACGTGACACCTCGGAGTATTGAACGTCGGGAGCAGCTAGCACCTTGACTGTCGTATTCTTGCCGGTGCCCAGCTGTTTGGTCTTCAAGTAGTAGACGTGGTAGCCCTCTTCTTGAAGAATGGCAACTGCAGTGGCGAGCTTAGTCTGGCTGATACCAAGATGATTCTCAACGCCGGTGCCGATGTCGAGGTAACGCTTCTTCTCGATCTGCCCCTTCAACATCACACTGGTGCTGTGGAGGACGTCGCTCTTGTCCTTGGCGCTGGGTTGCAGCAACGTGCGAATCGTGGATTCAGGCTTGCCCATTTGATCCGCAATGGCGACCGTGGACATACCCTTGTCACGAAGACGCTGCGCCATGTTGATATCGGCCTGTCGCTCTTCGTTGCGAGCGATGGATTTCGAAGCACGAAGCTGGGTAGTCGTGATACCCATACCTTCGGCGATCTGCGACTCACTCAGCCCATCCTTCTGCAGCTGAGCAACATATCCCAAGAAGCTTTTGTTGCTTGCATTCTCAGGACCACCAGAGCCCCAAGGATATCTACCAGACCTACGGAGTACTCCATAGTGCGCGAGGTAGTCGTCCTCCGAAAAGACTGTCATCCGTAAGCCTCCATCCTCAGCTGCTCGATGCGGGCGTCGAATACGCGGATCTTGTCCATGATGGCGAAGATCGACAACGGGTCGCCATTGTAGATGCGAACCTCGTCGTTTTGATAGATCCTTAGTTCGATCTCGATGTCATTCGGGTTGACGTCATATTCAAGACAGAACAACGCCGTGTACACTTCCAGCTGAGTCACGGACGTAGGATTCACGCCGGTCTTCAGATCATGGATGCGCAGCTTCTTCTGCCTGAAAGAAATCGCATCGGCTGTACCGTAGCAATTCAAGGAGTAGAATAATGTCTGTTCTGGCGTCATCCGAAACCCAATCGCGTCGTTGACATACGCGTTCAGCGTCGCAGTGGTGTCCGGGAGATTCTGCTTCAAGATGATGAGATCTTTGGCCAAGTTGTGCAGCGCTGTACCTCGTGCCGCGGCGAACGACTTGACGATGGTCTGATCGATCTGGTCTTCGCTATAGTTGACCCAGTGGTACTTGCTCGGACTCAGAAGAGCGTGACTTCCGCTAAGCCCCGAATGCTGATTGAAGCGCATCCAACACCTCTTCCTCGTTCTCCGGGAAGATGGTGGCGGTGAAACTCATCTCGCCAAGAAGTTGGAGATAGTATTCCTGGTTGGGACGGTATGGCTCTTTCGGGCCCTTCTTCACTTCCAGCATGGCCCAGTACCTGCCGTACAGAATCGTCAGATCAGGGATGCCCTGGAGGTACTGCTCGTCGTTCTTCAAAACGAAACAACCCGGGAACCGCATGCTGATGCGATCGATCAATCCAGGTTGATAGTCACGCTCGAGCTTCCTGCCCATAGCACCTCCCTAAAATTAGAGCCGTTGTAGACAGGCACATTCCATCCCTTTCATTATAATCCATGTTTTTCTTAGCGGTAATTGTCAAGTTTTAGATCACCCACTCGAAACTCTGGTAGAGGGGGAAGACATAGGTTCGGTTGGTAATGGACATGACAACGTCATTGAAGAGGACGCCTCGATCGAACACAACGTGCCAGACGTTCTCATACAATTCGCCAGTATGGGTGTTGCGAACCCTGTTTGTGGTATCCGGAAGATCGAGCCGGAATTGCTGATCATGACGAACAGCGAACCAGCGTGGGCGCCACATCAGATTGGATGCTTTGCAGTTGAGCTTGTCGCCGTCCAAATAGATGGGCGTATCGAAATTCTCGCGGGGCCGATGTACAAACTCGCGAGCAACCAAATGAGCAACCGTGCGATTGACGGTACGATGATTCTTGTAGAATCTTACTGTAGCGTACCCACCATGGTAACTGATCTTGCGCAGCTTGCCGAAACGATCGTTCCGTACTCTACCTTCACTGCTGATCGAGTACTCCGGAAAGTCCGGCAGCGTGGTCCACACTTCCATCGGCCCTCCTCTGTAGAAACTTGACATTGTTGCCAAGATTTTTCGCCTAAAAAACTTTTCTAAACGCGTTACTTATTGTCAATTATTACTTGACAATTACTTTTAATTTCTAGAACTAAATTAAGAGAGAAATCTAGGCAAGAAAATGAGCTGTTTTCGCAGGTCAGAGCGTTACTTAAGGTATTGTCAATTCTTGGCAAACCCGTTTTAAGGGGGGGTTATTGTCAAGAAATCACTCAGGTTGAAGTCTCTCTTGCCCACAAACGCGGCTCTCAAGGCCTGATCGATCGGAGCCTTCGAAAGCGGAACGTAGTAAATCAAGGCAGAAAACGGCGTATTGAGTCGATCGATGCGACCGTAACACTGCTCTGTAATCTTGTACGAAGGGTTCTGAGTGTAGAAAAACATGGTGTTTGTCTCAATACATTCCCATGCTTCGGCCCCTGCGGTGTACTGAACCAGGTACAACCACGTGTCCGTTTTGGGTATATCTTCGTGTTTATGCCCATTCCATTCGGCCACAGGTCGTGACTGAATTGTCCGAAGTATCTCCAATTCGTAGTCGAAATTGTAGAAGACAATCAGCTTCGGACAGATCTCCAACTTCCTCAGCAAGGCCTGAAACCGGCTAGGATGGGTTGCCGCGACCCTCCGAGCCAGCATATAGACCTCTGCAGAGCTCCGGCAGGGCTTGTTTTTGTACGGATTCCATCGCTTTTTCACGACAAGATTCATCAAGTCTTCGTCGTATTCCACAGGAATCGCGATGGCTTTGCGCTCCGTGTGCTTCTCATAGGGCATGTGGACCACGATCTCATTCCGGTATTTGATCAAGGTTCCCGTAGAAACATAGCGATCCACCACAGGGAATTTCGCGTACGGTCTGAATATCACGTGCTCTTTGAGGAATTCCGTCCGGTTGCGGTAGAACCCATTCGCAATGAAGACGGGGATATAGTCCATCCAACTGTCGCCAGGAGTCGCAGATAACAAGATCCACGGATTGTTCTTCGCAATTCTCAGGAAGCTCTTGACCCATCCGCCTCGTCCGACCAGTCGTTGTTCGTCAAAGATGAAGAATGCGTTCGTGACGTCTTGGTATTTGTGGATGTTATTCCACGAGTCGACAGTCAGGACGCCCGCCGTAGAAGCTGTACACACAGGGTTCCCCGACCCCACACCCCAACTGACAAACTCCCTCTGCCAATCCAGGCTGTCCCTTTTCTTGGCCGTCGTGATCACGTACACGTTCGCGTCCGCCCACACCTTCATGTAGTACGCCGCTGCCACTCTCGATTTCCCGCTGCCCACTCCGCCCCACAGGATCTTCCCCGGTGCCAGCTTGTTCAGGGCGTCCTGCTGATGTGATCGTAGTTCCAACATTGGTGCTACCAATCTCTGCACACCATGGGCAGTTCACGCCATCAATCCGACCGATCCAAAACGTGACGATGGGGCAATCGCCGTTCAGACAAGCGGCAATATAATCGTCATTTTCGCCAAACGCCATGATTCTCCTCCCAAAAAGTGAGTACAAGTAAGCGGCGCAGAGACCCGAGGGAAGCCCAGGTCTCTGCGCCTTTCTACTACCGGATGGCGCGTTATACTGCCGTTGAACGTGGTCCCTCATCTATCTGCGGCAAGTGCAGCCATCAATGAGGCGTTCGGTAACCACCCGGTCTACTCGATCAGCTTGGGCCACCTAGTAGCTGATCGAGAGCATGTACGGAGGACGCCACATGGTGATACCTCCTACTCGACTCGACGGCCGGTACCGTCCCACTTGCGCTCTTCGCCGTTGGTGTCGCAGGACTCGAGCTTGGTGGAGCCCTTGCCCTTCTTGATCGTGTGGTCGTTGTGATAGTCACCCTGCAGGCTGTCCCAGTTCACCTGGCCGCATTTGGAGCAGCACTTCTCGACAAAGAGTCCCATCACTTCACCTCCGACAGCCAGTTGCCGTCCTTGTCGTGGATCTCGAGCGAGCTGTCGATGAACTGCCAGTACTGCACGCCGTCGTAGTCGCACTGAACGTAACCCACACCGTCGGATTCGGGGTCCGGGTGCACCTCGCCGTACCCACCAGTCTTGCTGTCCCAGACGACCTTGGAACACACCGAGCACGTCTTCTCGATGAAGACCGGAGCGACCCTGTGCACCGGCGCCACTTCCAGCGGGAGCTTGCCGGTCTGCAGGTTGACGTACTTGAAGTACCACCGCTCCTCGTCCGTCAAGGCGTTCCAGAACCTCGCGGCCTCCTGGAACGACAAGGGCTTGTTCGTGTTCGAGCCGAAGTACCTGATGATCTCCCCGGGCGTGTTGGGCATGGTAACTCCTCGTCAGTAGGGTACAAATGTCTGCAGGCCTAACCCGTCACCTGCTCGACGACTCCCGATTCGGATCCTTGAAGATGTCGCCTTCCCAAAATCGATCAGGCCGGCTGGTCCGGCAACTGCTGCTGATAGTTCGGGTCGTCCGGGCTGGTCATCCCCGGCGGGAGGTTCAGGAACTCGATCTTGTGCTTCTTCTCCGGCGCCAGCTCGATACCCAGCTCCTTGGCGAGCGTCTCCGAGGGCACGATCCCCAGGCCGACCTCGTCCGAGAACGCATGCAGGTCTTGGAGGTCGCTGAACGTGCGGTTGAACACGTCGGGCGGGAAGATGTGGATCTCGTTCTGCAGCTCGACCAGCCAGTCACCCAGCCGAATGACCTTCTCGACGGGGACCTTGTCGCCCTTGTCGTTGGTGCGCTCGAGAAGGGTAGTCAGCCACAGGTGACCAACGTTACCTCCCACCTGCACCTCGCAACCGAACTCGATCGCCATGGCGCCGATGGTGTCGGGGGTCACCTGGACCGCCACCGTCTGCAGGTTCCGCGGGGCGTACACCACCGGAACCACGGGCAGGTTGTTCAAGTGCGCGCCGGTCAGGATCTCTCTC